GATATAATATATATCGTGTTGATGCATACTTTCGTGATATTCATTATCGACAAAACAAATCTCTATATTTTCCGGTAATTTAGTGCAACGTATAAAATCGTCCTTGTTTTTTTCAGTTGTAGTGCGACAAATCTCAATAATTTTCCCATTAACCTTGAACGCACCTATTACCTGGTCAAACAAATTATACTCCATTTTGTCATGGATATAATTTTTTATAAAGTGGACCCATTCAGGAGGCCCCGTATTGTTTGTATATATCATTACGCTTCTGCATAAACCTGACGTTTTTTGTCGCTTCAAGTATTTCAATATAGTAAATAAATTTGGACGCATAAATTCAGGGTACAAATCCAAAACTTTATTGAAGACCTCCTGCGTTAATATATTCGCCGGTTTTGTATATAAAAGTAGTGCTTCCCAAAATACCCCCAATTCTAAAAAGTACCCAATGGTTTCATCTAAATCAAAAACAACAACTTTGTTTGATAATTGTGAGCTCATATATCTATTATATGTATATATTTAATGTAATACAAAAAAAATACGCGTTTATTGTTTATACGCACTATATTTAGCTTCTTATCGGGGAAAAAATAATATTTCTATTATATATCTAATACTATTCAATGACTATGGCATTAAATAAAAAGGATTATACTAAAATATTAAAATATTACAATTTGCCTATACCTAGATCTGCTAGTGAAATGAAGAAACAAGCCGAAGAAGTATTAGCATTGAAGCTCTGCCGATGTATTAAAAAAGTGTCGCCGTCCAATGAAGCTAAAGCTATTGGTGTTTGCACGCGCACAATATTTGAACGGAAAAAATTGACGCGTGGAGCATTCACGTGCAAGCGAAAGCGAAGTGTTCAAATAAGTAGAATGCGCAAGCGAACTATTAAAAATATGAAAAAATAGGTTGTTATATGATACGTCAAATATATATTATATGATATATATTTGCCAAAATACCATTGATTTTCATACGCATAAGTACTTCTTGTCAATGGTGGTGTTCTCTGCTACTCTGCGAATTATCTTTCCAAAGTCGCGCTTCTCTTCTGCTTCATCCACAGGTCCAATAGCTTCTATATTGATTCTCAGGTATTGATCGTTTTTCCTGCTGTTGTATTCCGTGCAACCTGGATTCGCCTTTTTCCAATCGTCCACCTTCAGAATATTCTTATGAGTAAGTTGTTTAATAATTTTTCTCAGTCGGTCTAGATTTGCATTATCTCTTTCCCACTTGTTATCATCCTTGATATGGATTATTTCTCTCTTGATGTCGCTACAATGAATAGGTCTCTTGGTTATATCCAAGCTGTTCAGGCGATTCACAAAGACACGAGACATGCCTTCGGCGAAGCCAATTTCGCCCATCTTTTCCAGCTCTGGAAGGCTCAATTCCAACGATTTTATGAAGTCTTTCATATTCATCGCATCTTTGCAGGTCTCGTTCAAGAAGAATTGTAGATTGAATGTCTTATTATTGCTGTGGCTATTGTTGATATTATTATTGTTTATTGTATTATTATTTATTTGGCTGTTTTTTGCGACTTCTATGATGGTCTTGTTTTGTTCCATCATTTGGCTGCTTTGTTGTATCAGCAGGTCTTTGAACTCTTGGTTTTGCTTAACCAGTTCAAGTATAATGTTCATTTGCATATCCTCTGATGATGCGTGGGGTGGTATGATGTTGCGTGGATGTTGCTGAGAGGCAACGTCATGATTTATCATTGAACATTTTTTTTTATGACGCCATAATCCGGCTCTATCATTAAAACATTTATTACAAATATTACACTCGTGGCTACTTTTGGCTACTTTTTGGTTGTTATTAGTACTATTTTCATGTTTACTAGACAATAGATGTTTATCATAATTGCATTTTTTACACGTAGTATAGTCGCATGTTTCGCAGAAATATTTTTTATCTGTTTTTTGGCTACTTTCCGTTGTCATCCGTTGTTATATAATGACAACAGAAAAGAATCCCTAAAGAATCCGCGCCAAAAAATAAAAAAATTAGCATCACAAAATTTTTTATTTTTTTTCGGTCGCGAGACGCTAATTTTTCATTATGCTCACAAATCATCGATTTTCCAAAAGTATTTTAGGATTTTCAAAAATGGACATTTATAAATGTCCAATTTTGATTTTCTGAAAAAGGATTTGAAGTAAAAAATCGTAAAAACGCAAGGGTGGGAACTTTTCCCACATCCCACACCCCCCACAAATATTTTATTTTGCTAGATGGTCAAGCGCGCTTAGCAATACTTGTTCTTGTTCTGATAGACGTTGAAAGATAAGATTTTCGTCAAACTTGATTTGGAAATGGCGATTATATACCCCTTTACACACAAGAGAGAGGCCGTCGTCCGTTATTTTGATGTCGCACAAGATACTGCCTTGTTTTAATCTTATTTCTGAGGGATTTGTTAGTGGTATCCAGCGTATATAAGAACCGACATGCAAATCTGTCATCTCATCCACGTACTTGTAGTCCTTGAGCTTATGCATTAATTCCTGATGATAATCCCGCGATAATTGTAATTCGGATAAGACAGACGAATTTATTTCCTTAATCTTTGCACTTGTCATGTTTAAAAGACCTTCATTGGAGTCTTTATCTAACGCCTTTAATAACTTGTCAATGTCCATTGTGTTATAAATATATAATACGTATTTTTTATATATTTATTCTTAAACCTTGTTTGGAGGCGATTCGTCTTTTTTAGACGTTTCTATTAGAGGTATCGCGCTAGCAGTATCAGCGATTTTATCTGGGTCAACATAGTTGTATTGAACGCGATTTTTTAGATAGGCGGAATAAAATATGTTTGTTTCTGTGTTGGCTAACCCATGTGCATCGATTAATTTCGTCGCAAGAAATATAATATTGGTGAAGAACACGCTACTAGTTTTGCTATCTAGGTACCTATCATATACTGAACAACCGCTAAAGATTGTGTTTAATATGAAAAAAAACATGGAAAGATACGTCGCGCGTTGATAATTATGATCTAAACTCAAAATGATATTACGACGCTTTTCTGGTAGAAGCATTAATGCATTACCAACCGATGTATTATCAGATGCAAACTTGGGATTCACATCTAAATAATCAATCATTTTGTGTTCTCGTCTAAATTCGAAAACATAGAGCGAGAGAAATGACGCGATAGTAAAGAAATTTATTACATAATTTGCATTATAGGCTGCACCTGCGTCAGTAAACATCAATTCGGTTGAACCACATGAGCGATCGCCGCATTTTTGCGGAACAAACATAAGAAGCATAGAACCCATCAATACGCGGTACAACTCAAGAACAGATGTAATTGATGAATTGAGTTTTTGAGTAAAGTCCTGATTGCTGACTTTTGCAATAAGACGTTTACAACAGGAATCCTTTATTGGATCAGGGGTATGTGTAGGTCCCTCTATTTGTGGGGGGTCCATGATATATTTTTAATAGATAATAAAAAATATATTTAAAATGCGCCAAACATACCTCCGCCACCGAATGCCTCATTTGCCGCAACAGGTCCGTTTGCATATGGGTCTCCCATTCCAGGCGTTGCCGCATTAATCAAAGGCGTGTTTTGTTGTTTAGTCATATTGCTATAATCGGGGATTTGTGGGTCGGAGGGCAACATGCTTATAGAGGTTGAATAACTATCGCTCATTGACTGGTTCATTGCCATTTGATTTTGAGACGGCATTTGTTGCTGTCCTCCATTTCCCTGTGAAATCGGCTGTGATACCCGAACATTGCCCTTTCGCGCACCCTTCTTTGCGCCAGTATCAGATTTACCATTCCACAACTCAACTAATCTATCAGATAATATACTTACCTTTTCACCCAACTTTGTTTGTAAACTCAATGTAATCATAAGCACGGCTAATATAATGAAAATAACGCTAAAGTCGGGATACTTAACTCCACTATAAGTTGGAATATAGGTAATAATACGATTTATAAAGAAGATGGAAATAAACATGCCAATAGTTTGAAGGATAACTTCCATCGAAAGTTCTAAATTTCCCTTGTCGTCATCGGCTTCAGGAACATAATTTTGCATGATTTTATTAATAGCGACGATAGGTATAATCGCCAACAATGCATATTGTATGATATTTAATAAATCCCCCTTTGAATCTTCATCAAAGTTAAATACATATTTAAAGAACCCTGATGATGATTTTGTTGCATTATCTAAACTTTCCATATGATTTATAAAAAGAAATTAATTAATGCTAAAACTTGTTTATTATGAATAATCAAATACTTGCGTCTAAAATTTAAAAACAATATGTTTAATTATGTAAATGAGCAGTTCTAGATCTGTTGCAGCAGCACGCGCACGACGCGCACCCGAAACTCCTTCACAATCAGCGTTTAAGCCTCAAATGGCACAACAAAGGCAACCCATGCAACAACAGCAACCTCAAACATCAAAGGCTGGTGCTGGTGCCGGCAGTAAACCTCAAATGACTCCCTACCAACCCCAACAAAGCTCCGTTGAGAATAAGTTATCTGTATCTGATGCATTTGCTTTAGTAACACTACGTTTAGGACGTGTTGAACTTCTTCTACAGAAGTGGCAGGCGATGGGTGTTGAATCCGAGAGTGGTGTGCATATACCCCAGGCAACATCTGTTGCTCCTGATGTAAATAATACGATAGTTAAATCTCTTGTAAGTCGCATCGACGATTTAGAGAGAAGTGTAAAGGCCGCCGTATCCATCAAGGATTTTGAGGCAAAGATTTCTATGTTATCTGACAGAAATACGCATTTGCTCAATGAACTACGAGATGCCAAGGATACTATTTTTAAATTACAGACTATTACATTGGAAACTAGTCAAAAAATGATGCAGATGATGATGAGCAAAAGTATTCCTGAAGTAGCATCGTCTTCTTTGGAAATGCAAGATGATCTAGAGGAGGGTCTTGAGCTGGAGGAAACAAATGAGGAGCCTGAAATAGTAGAGGGCGAGGCCAGTCAGGAAAATTTATCTTTACAAGTTGAGGGACAAACGGCATAAAAAAATATGTATAAGAGTATACACATGTCGTTAAATACTATGTCTATATTTGATTCTAAGGTAGATAAGTCATTAGATTTACATGGAGTGTTTCGTAAAGTGTGTAATTATCACGACAACAATATACACATAGATAGCAGGTATTGTAAACTACTCATAAAGCACAATATTGATTTAAAACTCATACAAGATTATATATGCAATATTGTAGAAAAGGTATTATTAACTCATTCAAAATATGAAATACATGCAAATCTGGAGTCTCTTTCCATTTTTGATTTTGATAAATACAAGACATTTATACATGACATGACAAACGTGTTTCGTATGAAATTTACAAATTGCCTAGAAAAATGTTATCTATACAATACGTCTATTATATTCAAATTAATCCATGGTTTTTTCAAGCGAGTTATGAGTAAGGAAGATTTGGAATGTATTATTTTTGTGAAGGAGGATTAGCAACGGAGTTAATACGGGGGTGGGTAATTTTACATATACTTGTTGTATACGTAAAAATATAAAAAAATCATTATATGTTTGTATTAACCAATGGAAATGATAATCGGATTTTTCGTTTTTTGTCTGGTATTGTTTATTTATCTTCATGTCATGTTTCAGCTACGAACAAGCGATGATTTAGAAGTATATGAGTTGGACGATTCTTCAAAAGAAAGAATGGAGGAAATTTGCGACATGCGCCAGCCAGTTATATTCGGCTTTGATAATGACGCAATAGTGAAATATACAAGCAGAGATTATATAACTTCAAATTATCATGCTTTTGAAGTAAAAGTTCGTGATGCGAATGATATTGAGGGCGACAATGCTTGTTTGCCGTTGCAATTGAATCACGCAATCAAGCTCTTTGAGGAAGACAAAACAAAGACCTATTTCTCTGAAAATAACAACTCATTTTTACAAGAAACAGGTGTTATTAAAAATTTGCAGTCAAATGACGAATTTATACGACCTTATATGGTGGCGAGTTGTGAATATGATATTATGATGGGTACTGCAGGAGGCACGACGCCTTTAAGATACGACGTGAACTACCGAAACTATTATTGCGTAACACAAGGCAATGTAGAAATTAAGATGATACCGCCGAGGAGTAGTAAATATTTGTCGGCCGTAAATGACTATGAAAATTTTGAGTTTCGTTCGCCGATAAATCCGTGGAACGTGCAGTCATTATATGCCAGCGATTTTGATAAGGTGAAATGTTTAGAGGTAAAATTGCAAGTTGGTCAAACGATATATATACCTGCTTATTGGTGGTATAGCATCAGATTTGGTAAGAATACGAGTATTTCATGTTTCCGTTATAGAACTTATATGAATAATGTCGCAATTCTTCCGAAAACCATCATGTATTTGCTTCAAAACCAAAATGTAAAGAGAGAGGTCGCGAAAAAAGCGCAGACGATGCCAAGTGTACCTGTGCCTGTTGTAGCCGATGCGACGGCGCCTCCTATTATTCCTTCTTCATCAGCCTCCGCAACGGCGCCTGTATCACAAGAGACTACATCTACAGAGGTGGGTGGAACAAGCATATCTGAGTTATTGAATACGACGCCGGCTTAATATTTTTTATAGTCTGGACCTAGGTAGAGTATAATAGGAAGAACATCCGCGAAGAAATGTGATACTGGACTATAATAAGAAGAATAATAGTTAAAAGACTCTGGTTTAAACCGCATGATTCCATTTTCAAAATCAGTAATAGTTATAGTTGCCTCACTTGAAGAAATCTCATTTTGGTAATATGTTTCAAATGTGTAGTTTTTAAACGGATCATGTAACAAATTTCTAAAAAACATTCTTTTTTTCCATTTAACATTATTTTCATCTAAATAATACTCGTCCCCATTATTTGGAATAAGCATTAATTTTCCTACAGGAAGAATATTTGTTTTATTTCTATTAATGTGCTGTATTTTTGTAGGTATTTTATGATAATTTTGCACAAGTAATATCAAAATAAAACTTAACATTAGTAAAAATATTACTTTATATTTGGTTTTCATTTCTTTATACTACTATTTTATAATAAACATGCAACTTACTTACATGTTGATAAACATTTTGTATTGTTCGGTTTAATAAAAGGTGGTTGCTGTTTGTATCTTGATTTTATGTGTCCATATCTACCACGCTTATGATAAGGGTAAGTCATTTCATGTGTTGTCGTATATAATGGACGTATAATTAAACGACTATCACGATTATACGGAGGAGAAAAAACATATTTTCTAGAATTCATTTTTAAACCAATATTCTATATAGTAAAAATATATTTATATCTTTTTTATTTCAAACGCCGATTTGATTTAATATTCAAATGAAATATTATATCTGTCTCTTTCGCTCAAGTCTGTTCTTTTTCCCAAAAATTTAAAATATTTATTTGCTAAAGCATATTGTTTTGGTTTTTTGCTTTGTAATACTTTTAACCGAACTTTCATAATCATACCTACTTGCCATATACGCTTGTGTGTATATTTTTTATCTTTGTATAATTTTTCTAACTTACCAATAGTATTTTTAACATCTTCTAAGGTTGTATATTTTATATGTATAGTATCTTTTGGGTTTTTATCAATATACACATCAAATGATTTTTTAGGATTTTTTGGATTATACAAAAATTGTTTTTTTGTTTTATTTTTGCGGGTTTTATTTGCTTTTTTGGTATTATTTTTCATAAAATATAATGATATTTTATTCTATATACATTTTTGGAGATTTGAAATAGTGCAAAAACATTGCCTCGCCGACCATAATATAT